TTATTACTTTTGTTTTATCCCAATTGTGCAGCGGTATTACTTACTTTAATAGATTCAATGCCATCACCATCACTATCAATCGTGCCGTCACTTGCCATGGTTGTTCTATTATCTGGATACATATACGGGTCACGGTCACCGCCAGGATGATACCCACTAACCAAATCAGAATTTGTATCAGAGGTTCTTAATTGAGAAGCAGTTATATTTCTACTTACCCAATCATCACCGGCTTGACCCTCAATACTTCTACCACTAGTCATGGCTAAACTCATCTTACCTTGTTGATTTAAAATAGACATATCTTAAAACATCTTAAGGTTATCTTTCATTTCCAAACTAAGCAGTATGTCTTTTAAACTGTTGGTGGAAATGATTTCTTCTTGCACAATGCCTCTTAATTTTTGTTCTACAAGTTCAACCTTGGTAAGAATCTTTTGATTATCTATACTAGCTTTCTTATCTGCTACTTCGTCAAGAATGTTACCAACTCTTTTCTTAATCCAAATAGAAAAGTTTTTATCATCTTTGGTTGTGTAATACTTAACTAAACAATCTTTCTGTTCAGTGGTAAGAAGTTTGCCGTATTTCTTATCAAAGTTTTTTAAGGCGATACCTAAAGCAAGAGTTTCTGTTTGAAGTTGTTCTTTTGGTTTATCAGTGTGGTGAGCGTTAGCCTCTTTAATTCTTTTGGCTTCTTTGTTTTCTACCAAGTGTTCAAAAATGTTTTGTTCACAAGCCATTCTATCGCGGGAGGTAAGATACTGACCACCGTAATTAACATTGTTTTCATTAATTAGAATATTAAAGCTGGCAAATAATTTATAGTTGGGTACATTAACCTTCATTATGTTTTTACGATTACAAACTCTACTTATCTCATCTAATAGTTTTGTATTTTCGGTGTAAAGCTTTGAATCATCAACAGTTTTATGATACTCTTTAACTAAATCACCAAAAAATCGAGATGCATAATAAGGATTTCTTGCCTCACTATATAACAGTTGTGAATAAACTCTATATGCTTTTGAAATCTCTGTTTCCGACATAAAGTGTTTCTTTATAACAGAAAAAATTCCAGCAGCCGTTTTATTATGGCCTTTTGAAATCTCATTTAAAACTGCATGATTGAGTATTTCAAACATAATGCCAACATTACGTTGTTTGCTGTGTTTCATATTTAACCCCAATAAATTATATTATCACCTAAAATAAATATATAACTGATTAAGTAAAATTAATTATTCTTAGCCTTCATTAGTGATAAAGTTGATTCTTCTAGTTTATTTTCTTTATGATCTTTTATGAGATTACCCATCATGTCATTAACAACATGATCATATTTCATAATATCAGAAATGGTTTTGTCAAACATATCCTTTCTACTTCTACGATTTTTTCCCTTTGCTCTGATAAAATCAAGCGTCTTTTTCATCTCCTCATTTTCGGGATCATTAAGTTTATCACCTACCATACCTTTTATTTCTTCCTCGTCTTCATTAAAGGCATAGTTTTTAGGATACCCTGGCAACTCTCTTGTTCCAATAGGATCATAAGGCATAGCGTCTTTAGTATATTGTCTTGTATCGTTTTCTTCTGCAGAATCATCGTCATCAGTATCATCATCCGATTCGGGTGCCATCGGTGGCATTCCACCAACATTTGGTTCTTCACCGGCTTTAATCTGTTCTAAGATATGTTCACGATCTGCTTGCTCTTCTAATTGTAGTTTAATGTTAACGATTTCAGAAGAGGATAATTTCAATACCTCTTTCTGTATATATTCGTTTGATAATAAATTAGAGTCGGCCATATCATTTGCAGTGCTAAAACGATTACCCATCAATTCAAGGTGCATCATTTCAGTAACTGTGGACGGATTCGTTAATCTTAAATCAAAATTATAAATAGATGATTCATCATAACCACGTAAGTAAAGGTGGATAAGTGATATCTTAGCTAATTCACTAACAACAATTTTTTGTATTCTTTGTATTGTGCGAGCAAACTTAATGTCTTCTTGTGCTAGTGTTGACTTACCGCTTAAGTCTTCTTCGGCTGTAAGGTATGACTTAGGAACACCCAACGAAATGAACAACTTGTTTTGTAGATATTGAATGTCTTCAATAGCAGCAGCGTTCTCACCGCCAGGCAATGTTTCAATTCTACTTCCTCTGTCACCACGTACGGGTATAAAGAAATCTTCAAGTATTGATTCGGGATTATATCTGTAATCAACATTACCAGTAGATTCACCTACAACAGCAACCCTTTTTAATTTATCTCTTGCAGCTTGCATATAAGAGTCAACATCTCTTGGTGGAATGTTTCCTACATCAACATAAAACACTCTACGTTCAGGCGCTCTACTAATTCTATAAATCAACATGGCATCTTCAGCCATCAATAATTGTCGCCACACTTTACGTGACGAATCTAGTATAGAACGACCATAAGGTAAAAATCTATCATCACCAAGTATTCTTAAATGTGATACTTGATAATTTTCAAACACAGTATTGCCTTGAGCAGTCCATTTAAATCTTAAACTATTTGGGTCGTTGTTAAAACCTTCTTCTCTTTCTATTTCACCAACTGGCATAGCAATCGCACCTAATACACCCTCTTTATCAACAATATCTAGTAGATTAAACATATCACCATACTTACACATATTACGAATCCATGTCCATAAGTGAAAGTCTAAATCTAATCTTTGATAAAGTAGTTCTTCAAGCTCATGTACAACCTTATCATCATCAGAAACTATTTGTAATATTTTACCGTCTTCTGCATAAGTCATAGAATCATCAGCATATATATCCAAAGCTCTTGTAATTTCTGGATAGTGATCCATCTCATCATAATCTTTTACACGCTCTAATCTTTCAACACCACCTACTAAAGATTGCTGATATAAAGCAGAAGATGCTCTTTGGAATGTATCAAAAGCATTTTTCTGTGCTTTTATGCCGGGTCGTTCGGTAGGAACTTTGTAAGAAGCTGACCCACCTGTTAGTAATTTTTTTAGTATATCAAATCTATCTGCCATTTCTTATCCCTTCTAATTCGCCTGCGTCACAAAAAACAAAACTAAACCTAACACTACTGGTACTAAACCGGCAATACCTCCCCAAATACCAGCCTTTACTTTTAATGTGGCGATATCTACTTGGATTTGTGTAAGTTTATTTTCAATTTCGTTAAACTTATTACCGTGATCGTCAAGTTTATCTATTACCATTTTTTCATACTTACTCCAACCATCATTATCTGCCATTAATTCATCATCCATCGTAAATCTTCTCGTTGGCCATTACCAACATCAAAGGTTAAGTTTTCTTCTTTTTTCTGATCGTCTGTCTTATAAATACCAAACTCATAAGGCGTAGATGAAAAATTAATCCCACTTAATAGTTGTTTAGTGATATCGTCATTTTGACTATTGAATTTAAGAGTAGTGGCTCTAACATACATTCCAATAGCTAATGACATTACAAGGTCATCATTATAACTAGATAATGCTTCGGGTTTACCGTTATTAAATACAAAAGTTTCTAATTCATTTAGTGTTCTTTTAGAGTGTAAAATAAAATCATGTGTTCTCAAATCCTCTTCCATACGAGCCACACAAGCGGGTCTGCTTTTCATACTCATGGTAAAGCCGGGAACAGCATTCTTTGGTACATTGTATGGGTCGTAATGTAACTGGTTAGAATTACTTTCATGTATACGAGTTAAGTCTTTTATAGTCCAATAAAGATTTCTATACTCCATCTCTATTAGTTTCATAACAACATGGTGACCCATTGAAGCATTTTCAACAATTATATATGCATTATTATATTGAACTGCTGTATTGTGAATAAGGTGAGCGTAGACATCTGTGTTAACCTTACCTTTATATTCTGCTACTTGTTCATAACTTTCAACATCAATAACATGAAAAGCTGAAAAGTCATCACCATCGCCACGAGCAACATCAGCAGATAGAATATACTGTTTAGAATAATCTGGATACTTCCATATCCACAGGTTTTTGTCAATCCAAGTTTTTTCTTCGGGATCTCTCATAAAGGGTCTGAAACCATTATCAGCCTCTTCCTCTTCGGTTGGGTGTTCTTCATACCAACTCAAAGCTTTCAAACTAACTACATTGTTACCCGATTGTAAGAAGTCACAATCATGTTCTTGTGCAAAAGCTTGATCACCTATTTTCTTTCTTTCATTTCTCGCCCATTCCTCATCTCTATCGGGGTGAAAGCTCCACGGTAGGTTGATCGGATTAAAAGAAATGTTTTTATTACCTACTCTTTCACTAACACCAGCTTCTGCCTCTATGTATTGTTTATGAAACCAGTTACCAATACCGTTTGGTGAAGACAACACAACACAATCACCACCAGTTGATAACGTAGGTTGAGCGGCAGTCCATATGCCATCCATTGATTTAATAAATGCAGCCTCATCAATAATCAATAAACTCAGCGCTTCTGAACGAGCTGCGTCTGTTGCGTTTGAACCAGTAGCACCAGCTTTGATTTTTGAGCCATTAGATAGTTCCATACTTTGACGGTTATCAATTAACACATCGGACTTTAACCAATCCGGTATTTCTTCTAAAAATACTCTTATCTTATCCACCAAGTTAGTCGCTGTATCTCTTTTTGTTGCGAGAATAAAAATTTCCTTGTTCTTAAAAAAATTAGCCATCCAACCTGCATACGCAGCACATAAAGTAGAAATACCTAACTGTCTTGCTTTTAAAATAATGTTATATGAATTGTCAAGGAAACTTTGAAGTGTATCTTCTTGGAAATCCCAAAGCTCAAAACCTAAAAGACCTTTGGTGGGGTGGCGTATTTTCCCATACTTTTTAATAAAGTAAATCGGGTCTTTACGACACCTCACATACTCTTCAGCTTGTTCTTTATCCATTATACCTTCTCACGGTTGATGAACGAATAGACCCGATAATACACCCCCAAAATAAGGTTGTTTTTGCCACCATCCATCCATCTGTTCCTCAAAGTCGGGACTTCTTGAGTTAGCAACCTTTTCCATCACACCAAAATCTCTTGCCTTCGCTATTTGTAGAAACCATTCTCTCTTACATAAAAAAGGATTGTTTGACCAATTAAAGTATTTTGCACCCATCTTCCACAGAATTTCATCACCGTCACTATCTAATTTTTCACATATATCTGAATTGTTGTAACCAAAATTTTCTTCCACTGCAAAACCAACCCACCAATTTTTTGGATCACAACCATTTCTACCGGCATCTCCACTCACCACAGGGTGACCAAAACTATCAACTTCGTTTACCCACCTTTTAACTTCATTTGATGTGTTAATATAGTCACTAAGCTTTCTGTATTTTACTATATCTACAAAATCATTATGAATAGCGTTTAGACCTAATGTTAACTGTTTATAAATATCTTCTTGAGTTGCATCTAACTCAAAATCATTTTCTAAAAACAATACATAATCTTTGTAAGATTCAGCTATTGCCTTTACCATTCCCCAACCAATACCTAAATTTTGTTGATGACCACCGTAATCATACTTCTGATAACTGTTAACTAAATTTACATCATCATTACTTATTTCATTAAAGAAAATAAAATTATCACCAACCATATCCGTTAAGCCGTTTTTCTCATAAGATTGTAAACTTTTTTCAAGCTTATCATTACGACCATGACTTAACACAACAACACCAACCTCTTTTAATAAATAATCAAACTCATCCATTTAAAACCTTTCTATATAAACGGCGAAGCTGTATTCACAGCCGGACTACTCACTCTCCGTGCATCGGGTGGATTATCTGCTTCGTATGTAGGAAATGCTTTTCCATCATCGGGGTATCTATCTTCAAACTTTGTATTCAATACTAAAACACTATTAATGTTATCTGTGATAAAACTTTTTATTCTTTTACCTTTAGTTGTATCCCAAGCATAAAGGTATCCTTCCTCTGATATTTCATAAGGTTCTACTACCCTTAAAATGCGTTGAGTTATTCTATCTTTAGGTTTTCTTTTTTTGGAATAAGAGATACGAATTAAATTCTTAGATGCGATAGCACCTTGTATTTTTAATTCATTTGCAGAGGATAGTGCCATATTACTTTTCCTTTATTTTCAGAATCTTGTAATCTGGTTCTATTTCATTCTCCAACTGACTGCGGGTCATTTCTGTTTCTATTTCCATTCTTACCACGTAATCTATTACAGGGTTGGTTTCGGAATCGGGGTTAACCTTATCAACTTCAAATTCTTTTTGACTATTAATCTTAATATCATTTATAGCAAAATCAAACTTTAATTTTCTAATTTTTTCTTCTTTATTCTTTTCAGTTGTAAATGGTATCTGTAATATCAAATCAAACGTATGAATATTTTCCTCTATACCATCAACTTCTTCCCGTTCTGATTCTGTTATGCTAGACTCTGTAGCTCTAAAACTATCAATAAAATCATCGCCCAATAATTTATACCGAGCCATAAAACTATCAACATCTTTTTCTGTTGTTATGTCATCTAGGTCATTAACCATTTTCATAATATTGTGGCGACTAAAACCAAGATCAGCTAACCTTGCATATATCATCGACTTATATCTTTCTTGTCTCATCATACTGTTTTTCTTCATTGATGCGACATAACTTTTTATAAGGTCTTGAATACTTTGTTCTGCGAGAAGCGCTTTATGTAGTTTCATTTTATTCCTATTATATAGTTATGTGAGCTGCCGAAGCAGCTCACATATTTTGAAGGGGTTATTATTTACCCACAGCGGCCTTTATATCACCAAAGGTTTCCGCAACTTTCTTACTTCCACCGCTCAGCAATCCAGCAGTAAGCACTTGGCCTAAGACCGAAGTCTCTCCATTAAACAACATTGCTACCAAGTCTACCGGCACTTGATTGGCGATTAAAAAAGAAACCCCAGCGGCAATAGGAACTTTTAATCCTTTACCACCTAAAAGTTTCTGATAATATTTCCAACCGAAAACAGTAGCCAATCCTCTTTCAATAATAACAGAAAGAGTTATGAGTAGTGCGAACACACTAGCTACGTTTTCAAGTACGGGTCCAAATTCCATATACTTTCTCCATGTACGTTATAAGTTTCTACATAAACCTTTAACGTGTGAATGTCGTAAATAAATATCATTTATAAAATAAAAAGAAATGATATTCAGAGAAGGTATATTTTTATACACTATGCTAATGCATCAAAAACGTGACCTTGCCTTACAAACTCTAAAGTTTTGATCATGCTCTCTTGAGTTTTCTTGATGTCATTAAGACCACCCAAAGGGGTGTCGGTTCTCATTGTTGGGTTAATCATAGAACCGTACTTCCATTCGGGACTAGTAATTCCTTTACCTTTTACGGGGTCAGCAAGTTGCCCATTTGTCATTCCATAAAGCTCTACTGGAATAACGGAAGATACTGGCGGTGGTGGTTTACTAACAATCACTTCATCTCTCCTAGATTTTTTCTTGTTCTTTCTCTCATCCTTAAATTTCATGTAAGGACTCAAGTTCTCTAATGCAGTGACCGCTGTAGCCAACATTTGTTCCATCGCTTTTGGCGTACGAGCTTTTATTTTTATTGTACTTGTTAAGTCTCTATTTGTAACCGATTTATTAGAACCTCCGATCATTTACATACCTGTTCTTTTCTTTAACTCTAATTGTCTTTTCATCCATCGTTTAGCAATACCGCTTTTAATTGGTGCTTTCACAAACCTATTAACAGCGTTATAAAATTCTTTTGGAAAAATAATGACACCAGCTTGTGGATCTCTTTTTGCCACACGCCGATCAGAGTTATCAATGATTTTAAAATTGCCTTTGAATAGACCTTGAAATCTACCCATATTTTTCTGTACATCCTTCCAAATTTTTTCTACCATCTTTTCAGGTAATTTTCTATCCCGTTGTGCATTTCTTTGTTGTGCAACTTCCAAACTAGTGTTAATAAAAATCATATAAGTATCATAACCTAAATTCACTAACTCTTGTCGCTTCTTTTTTATTTTATTATAATCGTCACCAGTTCCATCAATCAGTAATCCTAACCTGCCTTTTGTGTATAGCTTTTCTTTGGCAGACTTTATTCTTTTGGCTTTTTGTCGAGGGGAGTCAGCAGGTTCTGTTAATCTTTTAAATTCTTCATCGCTTAGGTTAGCTAAGTCTTTGGGGTCTACACCAGCCTTCTTGAGAAAATATTCAAACTCTGGATCAGAGTTAACGAGCTTTATACCACTTGGCGCAAATGACATATCAATCTTTCCAAACGCACCTTTAGGTATACCTACTAATTCGTTAGCTACAAATGATTTTCCACTACCCGGCCCACCGGCTAAAAATATCGCTTTAAAAATACCCGGATCATACACACCTTCACTTATAATATCTTTTAGTTTCACTTTATACTCCCTTATTTCTTCTTCCCAAAGTTTTTAACGTCTTTGTATAGTATACCAAACAATACTGTAGACAACCACATAATAACACCATAGACCGCCTCATGTTGCCAGAATTCTATCCACTCTCTACCGCCAGGGAAACCAACAATTTTCCAAACTTCATACAAAATAGTAACAGCGATTGCAGCTGCACCACTCCAATAACCAGCTTTCTTGGCCTCTTCTCTGGCCATTTGATTTTTAGTTAGTGTAACTACATCTTTACCTAATTGTTTGTTCTCTGCTTTCAAAGACCTATTATCTGCTGCAGACATCTTTGCAGATGCGTTAGCTACTTTTGCACTAGTTTTATAATTATTAATTTCTTTTCTGGCTCTTTCGTACCACTCCTTCATCTCACTCGTTGAGCGTATCTTATTATACGGTGGATAATTATATGGCATTTTTCTCTCCTATAATAAAATATTTAGAAGAACCATTAAACAGATTAACTTAATCTTACCAAGCCTTACAACTCCAATAACGAGCTTTTGTTTTCGGGCCGGGGTTATCACAATTATGTCTTGCCCTAAATGACTTTCTGCGTTTAGGGTCACTCTTTTTTATTTTCATAGTCTTTTCGCCACCTTTACCCTTGTGGCCAAATTCAACCTTCTTAACCTTTATAGTACCGTCTTTATTCTTTTTGCCACTATTGACATATACTTTTGATTTCTTAGTATCACCGCGCATAGGTTTATTCAACTTAACCGTTCTGCCTTGATACTGTGCCTCTTCTAATACATCACCTAGTTTCATTTTACTCTCTTTAGTTTTTGAAATACTTTCTTAGAACTTCCCTATCAACTCTACTCATTTCTTCTTTATTAGATTTGTTTTTGGGGTCGTTAAAAATATCAGCTAATTGCTTCTTCATCTTTGGGTTAATACCGACAGCACGGTAACCACCTTTCTCAAATTCTGTTTTATCTCTTGTTAGTGTATTCCAACTACCTGTCTCAAAATCTTGGAAATAATCCGTATCTAAATTAAAAATAGCACCGACCCATTTTTTACGAGCGCCCATTTTTATCACCGAAGTAGCTAAAAAAATGTCACCTTTTTTACCCCCTCTTGAAAATTTGGGAATCCATGCTTGATTTGTGCTAGTGACGGGTCTAGCCGTTGTTGGATCTATTCCTCTACCTACCTTCTTCTCTGTTAATAAATTACTTAGTTTCATTATTCTTCCCTATGAGATATAAGCATTCAGCTCAAATTGATTTTTCATACCGTAGACTTGAAAGACCAGCATATTCTTTACTGGTTTACCTTTTCTCATAAGACCAATCTTAAACTCATGTGTCTTATCAACGCCAGGACGAGCACGACCATAACGACCACCCATTGTGACCTGCTCCTCAAAATCATCTTGGTCTATCTCATAACCTTTCTTTCTTGCCATCTTTACAGCTTCTTGAGCAGCAGAAGAAAATGACTTATGGTAAATCTTATAGTTTTCAGTTAATATTTTTGATAGTTTCATGTTGTATCTCTACTTTGTCATTATTGGTTTTTTCTTTGGTCTACCCTTAGCACCATAGTTTTTACGCTTTCTTGCTACCGATCTCTGTTTATCTTTCTTACTCATCTTAGCAGCAACAGATGCTTTGCGACACTTTGGATAAGCACGTTGACCACCCTTACGAGATTTCTTACCGGCAGATGCTCCACAAGGTGGGTGACTGCCATCTTTGTTCTTACGACTAATGTCAACCCACTTCTCTCTGAACCACTTGCCTAAACTTCCTTTAGTTTTATTCTCATCAAGCTTCAATTCTTTTCTAAGCTTCTTAATCTTCTTCTTTATCTCGTTTTGTTTCTTAGAGCCAGGTATAGCATTCATCGCTTGGCCGTACAACTTAGAAAGTTGAACCATAGTTGCTTTTTCATCAAGTCGTTCTAAAACTTCACTCAGCTTCATAGTCTATCTCTTATGAACCAGCGATACCCTTTGAGCCAGGGATATCATCTCTTTCTGTAGCATCTCTGTTGACAGCTTTCATAATCTTCTTATCAATATCTTTCAACTGACTAAAAATTTGTTTGGCAACATTGTTATCAATGTATCTCATCTTACCCAACAACTTGACATCATTTTGAATGTCAGTAAGACG